TATAACCTCATTTAATTTTGAACTAACTAAGGTCGCACCATCCAATACAGAAGGAAATTCTAATCTAGCATCACGTTTGGCTACTAAAGTATTGGCGGCAGCATTCGTGTTTGATGCAGTATTAATACGATATCTAATAGTTAAAATAACATTGGATGGGCTAATTCCTAATTTATCTGTTGATAATAAATTAGTTGGATCAAAAGATTCGTCTGTAATATAGTCTCTCCCGTGAATTTTTAATATTACTTGACTTGGATCTTGGACTGCTGCGACTTCTGGCGTTAATTGATCTTCAGAGCCGTATCCAAATTGTAATATAGTTGTTCCATATTCTTTTACAACAGTAAATCGTCTTGGTACTGCAACTGTTTTTAAGATAAAAGGAGTGTCTTTCCTGTCTGAATTTGTATTATTTATTGGAACATAGATTGTATCTTGGGAAAGCTCTTCTACTTCAGACCATTCATTTCCATCTTCGTCCGCTACGGAAATAATTTCTGCCACATTTGCATTCTTTAATATTATCCTGCGAAATGGCTCGTGGTCTCCAACTGTTGCTACTTCACTTTCAAACTGGCCAGAGACTACAGAACCATGGGCTTTGACTGCATAATGTGTTGTTAAGGAAGAGTCTTCATCAAATTTAGCTGCAATAATATCATTTTTGTTATTAGAAAAATCTATATTTTCTAATAAAGTAAAAATATTACCATTCGTTGAAATAAAAGTGCTCCCTCTTCTTAAAACAGGGATGTAATCAGAATCGACTCCAATACCATTTGAATTGGCTGGAACTAAAATATAAAAAATTGCTGTGCCATAAGAAGATGGAGATGTTTCATATTTATATCCTAATTGTTTTCCCAATCTTATTACATTATTGTATTCAACCGCAGTGTCTAAAAAGGATTCATTTACTTGATAATCTAAATAAAAAGATAAAATGTCTCCAACATATGCTACGGTGTCAAGCATAAGCGCACCGAAGGAGGACTTATTAAAATCTTTGAAACTTTCAGGATAGTAAGTTTTTGCATATGATACTAAATCACTCTTAATTGAATTAAAATCTCGACTACTATATTTAATTGGTATTTGTTTTTCAGACATATTTAACGTATTTCCCTTATAATATTAAATAGTGTCTTCAAAGAAGAATTCCACAACATCATAGATCCGTAATGGTTTGATAAGATATTTAATTTGAAGTTTAAATAAATGAGGATCTCCATACTCTATTTCATCTGGGCCGAACATTGTTACCTTCACTTCTATAAATGGCATATATTTATTAACTTGACTTATGATTCTTGTTTCTATTTCTTGGTACGTTAGCTCGTGATTTGGCTCAAATAAATAATTTCTTATTCCGACACCATATTCAGGATCCATAATTCGTTCACCAGGTGCAGTTAAAACAAGCATTTTTAAATTTTGAGATACCATTTCTGCATAAGTTTTATTTAATGTATAGCCGTCGCTTGTATCTTCTTGTAATGGTAATTTTGGTGATAGCCCTGATGCCATAAAAATCTCTCCTTTAGTTATAATTACTTCTTTTTTATAAAATTGGGCCTATCTTTCTAAATTCTTTTTAATTTTAACAGAGTGCGTCTGTCCCTAGCACATCATAAGGGTCCCAAATCTTAGTGTCTAGACCATGAGTTACTGCAATTTGGCGGTTCCAGTTGCCTTCCATGAAGGCCACATCGAGATCGTCGATATCGCCCCCGGCAGCCACGTACTTCTCCCCGATCTGTGCGATCTCGGCTGGCGACAGGCCACTCTCGGTTATTAAAGTGCCGGCGGGCGCTGTTAGCAGACCTGTTATATGTAATTCCACACCTCCACGGTTTCGGTTTGGGAGCGGCTTGCCGTCGAACCATTCACCGCCGGCGTCTTCAGCATTGCGATCAACCCACTGAATAGTTACAATATCCTGTAAATTATTTTGAGTTATGAACTCCTCGATGCTTTTCTTTATTGACCCGGCGAGATAGTTGAGTTCTCCACAACTACCATGGTCAACTGAAAATGCCCAGCCGCTGCCCGCGCTGGTGGTGTTTTCGCCGTAAACCCAGGAACTCCCCATATCTTTGACTGCAATCTTTGTAGATGTACTTCCATGCACGTTTGAGTCAGGATCATCTTTTTTCCATTTAATATAACCAAGGGTTTTATCACAAGTTGCCTCGTAAAAATGTTTTGGCCCATCTGGCTGGCCTACTACAAATGACAGAGTATTTCCGTCCAGGAAGTTCGGGCGGAAATACTCTCGTGTTTGAGCGCTCGGGTGATGCCAGTTTCCTTTACAGTTTGTACCCTCGTAATCTTCGTTAGTGTACGGGAACTTAATAACCCATGCCACCACAGGGCTGTCCTTAGTAATTTCTTCAAGCTTTTTCTGAATTTCTAGTTTTTTATCTCCTTTTTCAAATATAGAAACCTCTTCGCCGAGGAATGTTACCCTACTAAGCACTGGTTCCCACGTATCACAGGCCTCATCGATACACCACTGGAAGTTCGACAAGCTTGGCAAATATGACGGTCCGGGGATTGTCTGCTGGCCGCCGGCGCTCAACACATCATTATAGAAGCCCTCAAGTATAAGAATTTGTTTTCTTGCTAATTCAAAGGTGGCCTTATTGTCGCATAAATCAACCAAGGTGTCTGAGACAGGGAAGGGCGAAGAATTGACACTTTCACAATTAAAATATAAAATATCTAAAAATCCCTGGCTTGAGCCTGGCAGAATCATGCTGTCTGCCACCCAAGCATTATTTATATAATAATCTTCGTTTTTTGTTAAATCGCTTATTACTCTTTTATATTTCTCAATATAATCAAATGCATGTCCTTCGACTTCTATGAGCGTATCATAATATTCTCTTAAAGTAGAAAATATTACTTCTAAGTTCATATCTGATGTCGCTTCTCCGGCTTTTTCTGCAGCTATCAGAGTATCAAATAACGCTGTGTCTGAAAACTTTCTATATTGGTAGGCCCAATCGAACGACGCCCCGGGGTTGTCCCGAGGGAAAGCAGTTGAGTTAGAATTCCTCGCCTTATATTTTTGGCGGAGAATCCAATTGCGGTCATCTTCCATTATATTATAAGATTTCATCAACATGTCAAACATTTTTTCATCCGCCGTATATTCTTCTTTAGAAATTGTTGGATCTTCATCGACTGCGCTGTCGCATGCTTTAACCTCGGCGGCTTTCAATTGGTCAGGTGCTTTATTCCCGAACCAAATACCGCTCATTGTGTCGCCTAAATACTTTTCTAACATGCACATAGTAAATCCTGCAGGGGTCCATGGGGTCATGAAAAATGGATTACATTTTTTCCATCCTGGATCAGTGGCTTGAACCATACCTTTCATAATACCAAGCGGAGTCATGGCAAAAATTTGAGAATAGCTTGGTGGGCTCCCAAGCATTAAAGTTTGAAATTTGTTCCACCAGCTATCCTCTCCTGTGTCTTCTGTTTGACTGGTTTGTTCTTGACTGGCGGCTTCGGCGCCTCCTTTCAATGGATCCGCCGCTTGTGTATTAGAATAGAATAGAGATCTTAACATTCCTTTTGTTTCAGGAAACATGCCACCTTTTAATTCTGTTTCAGTGTCATAAACAGGAAGGCCGTTGCTGTCTTTATTGCCCGTGTCATATTCAGCCTGTGTTGTTTTCGTATATTCATCTAGTTCGAAAGTCTGCATAAGAACATATAATGAAATCAATGTTTTATAATTATCAATCGGAAATATTCTTCCAAAAAGTTTTTCAAAATCACTTGTTTCTGTCATTAAACCAAGAAGCTTGTTAAGAGGGAATTCATCTTCAATTGAATCTTGATAAGAAAAATATCCCAAAGGCACTGCTTTTGTGTCCTGGGCCAACTTCACGAATCCGTCTGCAATAGTTTTTGCATCTTGGTCTGATTTTCCTTGTTCCTTCGCCTGGCTTTCATAAAAACTATGCAGTGCGCCTGTTTCTGCAAAATTAAGACCACCAACAGGGAGTTCAACCTCCATTAATGGTATTTCAATTATGGGCGGTGATATGTCGGCGCCTTCTTTTAAAGTTGTTAAAGCGCTTTCATACTCAACGAACATATATGTTCCAGTGTCAAGCTCTGCTTTTCTAAGCTTTTCATATAAAATATAAGCTTTTTTATTCAACAAATTTGGGCCTTCAATGGGCCCATTTATACTTGTATTAAAGGGCAGTAAAAGTTTATCAAGGTCGATCTTTACAGTCTTGTTAGTGTCGTCTGAGTTAAGTTTCCTTTTTACAGGTTCTTTTTCCAAACCCAGATAGATGGTATCGCCGGTGGAGGGATCGATCTGGATCGCCGGCGGGCCAACGCCGGAATATACAGGGGCATAATCATATCTAAGTGGCAGGACATAAACCAATCTTAAGCCATACATCCATGGATCAAAATAATTTGTATGTGGCTCGCTAGCTTGGACAGAATTTTTATATTTTGCTACACCAAAACTATCGGCCGTCATTGCTTCCCGCCATTGGTTTATATTAATATAAGCACCTGGCTTTTCATCAAGATTGTCAGGAGTGTGCCAAATATTTCCAAATTCAAGAGGGAGGTCATTGTGAACAGAAGGGTCGAGTTCAAAAGCCTTAGAATTCATAACATCATCATATTCGGACTGGGCCCTGGTCTTGACGTGGGCGGACCAGTGGTCTTTGACGCACTGGGCATCGCATGCGGTGCCGATGGTATACATTCCATACCATTTTTTATATTCGTCGTATACCAACGCCATGGCGGGAGTGAGCTGCTCTTTGAGGTTGTTGTCGGGGTAGTTGGGGTGGGCCGGCGTCTCAATCTCGCCTGGTGACATGCCGGCATAAGGGAACGCGAGCCAGCCCATGATTGTGGTAAGTTTGCTCAGGGCAATTGCTTTTTTTTCATCAAGACTTGTTGGTGTTATTTTTATTATGGGATCTTCTATCTTTGTGTGTTGGTGCGCACGGATATAAGGTTGCAATATAAAACCGCCATTTGGGCCTATTTTTGAAATAGCAGAGAGAGTAGATGCAACGGTATCTGTACCTAGGTATTCAATGTCGACGTAGCGATTTGTGCCGGCGTCTCCGTGGCCGGTGAAGAAGGCGTTGATTATAGAGAGGGGCGCCGACATTCCCCCGAAAGCGGCATCAAACTCCAACCACTCGCCCCCGTACCACGTGTCGGTAATGTATGCCTTGGCATTGGTGCGGTACCTGTTCATGAAATGTGAGTATAATCTTGGTTTGGTTAGGAAATGAGGATTTGGAGGTTGCCAGGCGTCGGAATCTTTATTCGTGTTATAATTTGGATCTATTTCGGCTATCTGCGGCATTAAATTAAAAATATTATCGTTGGGATCTGGGGATTGAACGTCCCCAACAAAGAAATCGTCAGTATTGTCCGACCCGCCAAAAAAGCTTTTCTCTTGACCCTCCCTGTATCCATAATCTCTATCCAGGTGGCGCCAAAGAAAAGAAGACAAAAAAGAATGTTTCCAACTTTTTATATCTATATCTAATCTAGCTTCAAACTCTTTTTCCATAAAATCGCTAACTGAGATTATTTGTTCTTTGAGCAAATATTTTATACCACTTAAACTATAAGGATTGCGATCATATTCATATGGTTCCTCAGTTAGCGGATCTAATAATTTATATCCTCGTTTAGTTGCTTCCTTTATTTTTGCCCTTAATATCTTGTTGGCATAATAAACAACATGTGATTGGAACTTTGGCTCAAAATCGGCGCCATCTTTAGGAGCTATTACTTTTGTTGCCGGTTCATCGATAAATACATTTCTACTAAAGGGCCATGGCGTGCCACCAATTGGATTACTTATACGCTGTGGCCCAGCTTTTTCGTTAGGTGTCTGAAAATTTTCTTTTTCATCTCCAGTTGTGGTCTTGAACGTTTTTTGATAATCTAACATAGCCAGTTCATGTACCATATTAGAAACAATAAGATTTATAATTGTTTCTGATTTGAGCACATCTTTTACTTTGAACATGGTAGAAACAGGCAAAAGACGGAGAAAAGTTTCAACAGTATATAAACGAGCTAATATATAAATTATACCTTCTGCTATTGAGCGCGAAAGATTGGGAGTGTCATTATCTATATCTGGTTCTTCTTCGCACTCAAGGGCCTCATTTCTTTCGCGAATATTTTGTTTTAGTTCTTCTATTTTTAAAAGAGAAACCTGTTTTATATCACACAGATCATCGGCGGGGAATATTTCTCTAGGAAAAAGGCCGGCAAAAAACTTTCTAAACATTTCTTTACCATCAGGATGAAAGGTTGGAGATCTCCGAAATGCATCAAGCAAATGATTTCCTAAATCTCGTGTTATAATATTAAACATTTTTTCTAAGCTTTTCTCCGTATCTTGCCCAAAATACATCCCGGGATAGAACTTTTTATTTAATACATTAAAAAATTCTTGTTCTAGCGGAGAATGGAACCAATTATCTGAAGCGAGGGCTGCTTCGTCGATGCCAGACTGTTTGGCCTGCTCTGTTGGGCTCATCGCCCACCAGCCGCGTTTTATTTTTCCTTCTTTTATTTTTGCAGCGTTTTCAGTATATAAATATAAATATTTTCTTATTTGAGCTTCAAGATTATCAAACCATGGCGCGCCATTGTGTAAAATATTATAAAAAAAGAACCGATCTTTACCTACCCAATAGTCAGTTTCAATTATTTGTTTTCCGGGGTCAGCAACAGAAAGATAATATTCTAGCTTATCGTCAGTCGCGTACACGGCGAGAGGGTTGGATGGATCGCTCCAGAGGAATCTTCGCTTTGGACTTTTTAATATAAAATTACTAAGGAGGTTATCAATGCTATAACCCGGGAGCCATTGGAAAGGGGCGTTAAATGATTCTCGTATTATTGGTAAAAGGGCGCGGTCTGGTATATTTCCTGGGGTTTGCTTTTGGTTTTGCCAGGGTGTGTCGGATTCGAAATTCGTGAGGCCGTCAAGTGGCGGAAAGCCAGATGGGTAGCCTGTTAGAAGTTTATTATGAAATATAAATATTTCACTTTTAAACCCAGGCTCAATTGTTCTTAAATTTTGATCAATTAATGTATTGTTTATCAGATTCGTTGGATAGATGTCATGTGGAATTCTATCCGGGTTGCCACAATCATCTGCAGCTAGGGGCGACTCTGGATTGTACGCTTTGTCAAGTAAATTAAGAAGCTTTTCTATCCTGTCAAGTTTTGCTCTGTTGCAAACATTTTCAACTTGTTCTTTTGTTGCATGGCCATCCAATAACTCTCCGCAAAGTTCATGCACGTATGGTGGGATTTCACATTCACTATAAAGCTGCGTTGGTAATTTTTTTTGTATCTCTTCACAATATGCAGGATCAATAACGCCTTCAAAACTCTTATGAAAAAATTCCTTAATCTTTTTATAAGAAAGAGTTTCATCATTCCCTTTTAATTGAGAATAGAGATTTTCAAATGATGTCATTAATAAATTTTTAATAATCTTTGATACAGTGAGTGTCGCCTCGCCATTGTTAAAAAGTGCACAAAGTTCTGCTTGCGAAAGCATGCTTTCCAAGGCTTCCATTAGGCCTAAAATATTATTAGCTAGATCAGGCTCTGTTAAGTCAACTCCTTGGGCGCTAAGTTTTTTGGCCAAATTTCTTGCGGCGGCGCCCGGTGTTAAATCCATTAAATC